ATTTCTTGTTGCAATTGTATTTTGTTCAAATACTAATGTATCAGCAATTTGAGAAATATAGCTCTTAAGTGAAATTAATAATCTACGAACATTAATACGATCTAAAGAACTTGATTTTTTCTGTAGTGTCTTTTGTCCAAATACTACAACTCCAGCTTGTGGGAATGTAGCTAATGGGTTAATATTAGCTTCGTATAATGTATCTCTAGTACCAGTTGGTAATTTTCTTTCTACTTGAACTACGCTATCTAAGCCACCTCTAGTTAAGCCAGCGGGTGCGAACCAAGAATCACTTGACGCGTCTGTAAACGCATATACTCCAGGAATTAATGCGGAAGCAGGCGTCCAAATTAACTTACCTGTTCCTGGATCAATTACTTGAGCCCAAGGCCAATAAGTAGCAGCGTAACTTGAATTATATAAAGTACCTTTTTCAGTTACAGTTGAAGTTTGTGCTCCATAACGTACTAAATCTATTACAGCTAAGCAATCAGTTCTAGCAATTGCTAAGTTAACTAAACGAGTAACTTGTAAAGTAGAATCTTGAGCTGTTAGACCAGGAGCAGTAATTACATTAAAGCGGTATTCATCTTTATTTCCTAATAAAGCAATAGCAGTATTATAATCTGAGGCTTGTATTCCTTGTATATTATCGTTTGAGATAATATTTTCATTAAATGCAGCTCCACCACCATAGAATAATTTACCTTGACCACCATAGAATGAACCAGATTGAACAATTGGTAAAGAAGCAGTATATTCAGATTTTACAGCTCCTGCATTATCAAAATAGTCAGGTGTTGGGTAATTTACTTGTTTTACTCTTACGTAACGGGATTTATTACTATAAGTACCACTATTTTGAATGTAAGATTCTGATCCATCTGTTTGGATGGTTTTAGTAGAGTTACCAATTACTGATTCAATATAATTAGATGAATTTGGATCTAAACTTAAATTTTGGTAAGTTTCTAAAATTACTTTTTCTCTACCATTATCGTCACCTCTACGAATCAATAAACTAAATGTTCCACTTTCAGTATTAACTGTTGGAATTTCCCAACGAATGTTATTACTAGATCCTGAAGCCAAAGCACCGTTTGGTAAGATTTCAGCGAAACTTTCAATGTATGAAGCCGAAACATAACCATCTAATACATAAGTATTAGGTAAGTTATTCATCATTTCTCCCTCAGATAATGTTTCTAATACAAAAGGACCATCTTTTGAATCAGGCTCTACATTACATAATACTGGGCTGTTTATAGCAGGTTCAAATGATCCTGATGTAACTCTAGTTACTAATAAACTTTCTCCTCCATTTTGGAAGTAGTTATTTACCGATACTGAAGTTAAATAACTATATGTTTGGCTACCACTTGTTAGAGTAGAACCAAATCGACTAGTGAAATCACTATATGAAGTAACTACAGTTGGGATTTCAACAGGGCCTTTTACGGTAGGTCCAATAATAGCTGCTCCGACTGTTACGGGTTGAGAAGTGATAAATGATTGATCATTTTCTCTTGCTAATACGCCTGGTGATATTAATGTTTCTGCCATTTTGGGATGATGTATTTAGTATTGTATTTTGTTATAAATACTAAAGAGCTTTTCGAAAAATTAAGAAGTGGGTGTAATTTCCCCATTTTCTAAATTGATGTTTCCATCTCCATATTTTTCGGTTAGAACTTTAGCAAATTCTATTCTTTTTTGCTCAAATGTTTGTTTAGTTTCGATTAAATCATCTTTTTGTGTTTCTAAACTAGCAATTTGATATTCAATTTGACCAAAACTAAAAACTATATTATTTTCTTGATCTTGAAACCCTTTAAGAGTATCTAACTCTTCCTTTGTTAAAACTTTTTTACTCATTTTTTAAATTGATTTATAGTGATAAATATATAATTATGTATTTAAATCATTAAGATTTGAAACTACTTCAGTGCCAATTGATATTTTAGCTTTAGAATTGAATCTTCTAGTAGCATTTAAATCTTTTTGAAGTGTCTCGGGTATGATATGACCTCTTAGTCTTAAATCAAAGCTACCTTTAACAAGTCTTTCTTTACCTACAGTTAATTCGGTTGAGGTATTGATTGTATCAATAAATGCTCTAAATTTGAATCGTTCAGGATCACCCCAATAAGAATCAGAAGCATATTCTACTGCTTCAATTATTTTATTAAGTTGCTCCATATAATAGGTTTGAATATTACAACTATATTGTAATGTTACAAAATCTGGTACTACAACAGCTTGAGATTGTACTACTGGTCTTCTATTGTTTAACACATTAAAATTAGAATACCCATTTGCACTATTATACCCTTGTTTTAAATTAGCATATAAATGAGGAGAATTAGAATCAACTTTAGCTGTTACACTTCTATCTTTTTCTATAGAATTACGAGATAAATAAATAATAGGTAACATAATTTTACCCCCTTTATCTCTATAATATCCATCCTTTTGATATGATTTCCATCTTTCAGGTGAAGCATATATCACTGGGACTTGGGTTCGTTGGTTGTTTTGGTAAACAAAGGGTTTAATTACATTATTAAAATAATAAAATACTGCTTCATCTAAATCTTGAATACCAATAGAAAAGGATTTTGATCTATCTCCTCTAGATGATATTTTAGTAGATCGATTAAAATCTATATTTGTTGATTTTTGGTTAGCATTAGCTGCTTCATTAGGGTTTGTTAAATTTGCTAATTCATAAGGTTCTTGTTTACCTCTAGAAATTTCTTCTTGTGACTCAGGTCTTGGTTTAAAATTTCTTTTTGATGTAGGAACATTAGGAACAGCAGGATATCTTCCATTAGCATTATTAAACGCTCTTTCGTACGCTTGTGATCTAGTTAAAGGTTTATCTGCCATAATTAAAATCTTTCTTGGTACGGGCTTAAATTATACTTATCCGAAGGAACATAGTGAGTTGAGCAAACAATAGAATGGTTAGCTCCAAACTTTTCTAAGCCTGGATTTAGTGGGTTTGTATTGTTTGGGTAGTCTGGGTTTTTTCCTACAAAATATTGATTACTTACAATACCATCTACTTCATAGTATCCCTCTTGATATAAAATAATATCCCCTACTTCAGCTACATAATTAGCATCTACTAAATCAATTCTTAAAAATGCAAAGGTAATAGGTTGGTTAAATCCAATCCCTTCTCCACCTTCAGGAAATTCTTGATCTCCTCTATTAATTAAACAATTAAAGATAAAGGGACCATCAAAATATTTGTTTCCAGCCGCTTCACCATAGATATTTGTTCTAGTTTCTTCTAGTTTATATTTGTAAAAAGATGCTTGTTGAGTAATGATATTACCCATTAACTCACGATTTAATCCTCTTATTAAGCTCACATCTCTGGAGCTGCCAAACATTGCCATATTATCCTATATAGATTGTGTATGGAACTTGTTTCAGTTCCGTTTGTTTTGCTTCTACTTCTTGTGCTCTTCTTTCTAATAATGCCTTTCGTGAGGTATCATCAAAATACACTCTTAACCTTTCTATTAGTGCTATTTTTTCTGCTGTAGCAGCAGTTAATAAATCGCTTTGATTTAGTTGTACGTCTGCGTTTGGAATAGGAATACTAGCATATTTACCTCTTACATATCCTAACATTTCTTTAGCTAATGCTAAAGTGTATTCAAATATCCATTGTCTACCAACTGAATTGACTTTAGAGTATGTTGGGTTTGCATAAGGAGTATTTGATACGTTAGAAACTTTATTTGGAATGTTACTAATACTGCTTCCTATTCTTTCATCTCTTTTAATATATTCAAAATGTAGATTAGCACTACCCGTTGTTGGAATTGGGAATAATCTAACATTATTGTCTTTTATTTCAAAACTATAGTTTGATCTACGAATTTGTTGGTTTAATTCAATAGCTTGAATTGTTTGTAAATCATAGTTTAAGGGCATCATTAAATAATTAATAGCAGGACTCATACCACCGAATCCAAAACTATCAAATAATGATTGATATCCAAATCCTGTACCTGAATATGGATCAAAATATTTTACGATAGCAGGGGTTGATTGATAAAATACTCTTTTAATTTCAATACTTCCTGTTATTCCTTCATTCTCAGCCCATTGTTTTAAATCATAATCTTGTACTGAAGCTGTGATTGGGATAGATCCTTTGTGATAGGGAACATTTCCTCCTGTGCCTGCTTCTGCACCATATT